ATTTTAGAGTAGTTAGGTCAATGCCTTTAACTAAATTTTGCAAACCACGGAAATTGCCTTGTAAGGCTTTTGTAATTGCATTTGTTGCCGTGCTTAAATCAACTTGCGCAAATGCTGATACATCTAAAGCGGTTCCAAGTAAACCTTGAGCAGCAGTGACTGAGCCAGTTACTGCCGCTAGTTTTGCTAAACTTGGCCTTAATTCATCATCGGTGATACCGACTTGAAGTTGCAGATTAGAAATGTAACTTTCAACCGATGCAATTGCAGCGTTGGTTGCGCCTGTAGTGTTTTTTAGGCTGTTAGCAAGAAGGGCTTGGCTTTTTTGGTCTGCCATTGCAGCCTGCACTGCATCTTTGCCAACTTTAAGTGCAAATGCACCAACAGCGGCAGCGGCAACGCCAAATGCTTTTACACTTTTCTTAGCAAAGGCGTCAAAATTCTTGCCAAGTTTGTTAATATCTTTTTGAGCAGCCTTTGACCCTTTATCAGAGTATTGAGTGAGGATTCGCGCTACTACTGCACCAATTGCCACTTTATGCCTGCTCTCTGTTCAAATGTCTTTGTAGTTCTACCTTGGCTTCATCAAGAGCCTTTTTCACATTGGCTTCAATTTTAGCGCGGTCTTTATCAACAACCCGCCATATCAAACGCGAAGCAGGTTTGAATCTGGCTGACAATGTGCGCATAAATTGTGCGCCTTGGCTTCTACCAGACGAGCCGCCTGATTTTCTGCCAGCAATTTCAAAGATAGCACCAGCGGCTGATTTATTTATCAACGCACCAGCACTGGTTGTGTAATCGCGTCTGACTTTGCCTTGTGCCTTACTTTTACGAATCCCTGCAATAACTGTTCCAGTATTCCAAGCAGGCCAGCCAGCGCCACCACGCGAACTCCTTTGCGGGTTGGCGGCGTCATAAGTCCGCCAACCGCTCATTGGAGTATCTGTTTTGCCATTACTAATGCCACGCGCAATGCCGTGAGCATCGCGTTCGGCATTGGCGAGTTCGGTGTTAATAACTTTATTGAATTTGCGAACAGCGGATTTATCAAATTGTTTTAAGGCATCAAGAGTTTCCTTGATACCTGTTAGAACAACTACTTCATCCGCCATTTTTCTTTGCCCGCTCTTTCAAATAAATTCCAATTGCTTCAATGATACCTTCAGGGGCATCAAGCAAATCAATTGGTGAAATGCCTGTCTCCACCGCAATTGCCGCTATCGTGTAAGTTAGGCTTTCGCGGTGGATTCGAAATTTGGGTCTGCATCCAATTCAGCGCTCAAAATTGTATCCAGATATTCAGGACCAAATGGTTTGACCACCACTCCATTGACTTGTTGTGCTTTCCAAGCAAGCCAGTAGATGTGTTCAATTTTTTGTTCTTCCCCAATTAATTTGGGTAGTCCTTTACCAAAGTTCTGTTCAAAAGCGACGATGATGCGTGGAGTCATTTTATATGCTGACTCATTGCCATCAACGGTTTTTACTTTTATTGCTAATCCATCCATCTTATTTCCCCCTTATATTGTTAGGATGTTGCTTTTGTAATTGCTCCAGAGATAGGCCAGGATGCCGAGACACTGGCTAATTCGCCAATGCTTCCTGACACCGATTGCCATTCTGTAATCAACGCTGAGAATGTGTATTTTGGATTGGTTGCAGATACTGCTGCGCTGGTTGGACGAATCTCCATCGCAACTGCTGTACCAATTTTGGTAGTTGCATCGCTTGGATAAATCAATGTTTCAAGAGCGCCAGAAGCAAAGTCCTGGTTGAATTCAAGAACTACTTGATTATCACGAAGCCCAGCCACACGCGTTCTGGAAGTTGAACCCATTGAAGTGGTTTCCACGACATCTAGTGTCGAAGATAATGTCACCGAAGTGACGTATTGTGAGATGTCGGTGCTTGCAAGCACGACATATGCATCAGTTAAAACAAGGCGGGCCATTAGTTATACTCCTTTTGTAATTGCGCCTGAAATTGGCCAGGTCACGGATGCCGTGGCCAATTCTCCCACACTGCCTGACAACTCTTGCCATTCTGAGACAAGCGCTGAAAAAGTCAGAGAAGGATTTGTTGCAGATACTGCATCACTTGTTGGCTTCACAACCACAGTGGTTAGTGTGCCAAGTAGTGGGTAAATTGTTTGCTCAACCGAGGATGTTGCAAAATCCTGGTGGAACTCTAGTGTCACCGAATTATCGGCAAGGCCCGCAACGCGGGTACGGCCAGCAGCAATCGTTGAACTAAATGCACTGGTGTCAATTACATCCTCGGACGTCGAAATCGTGACGCTTGCGATATGGTCAGATAAATTTACTGAATTTATCACGACTGACACATCTGTTAAGACTATGCGTGCCATTATTTGGTTTCTCCTTCTTGTGTCGATACTGCTTTTGCGGTTTGTGCTGACACAAGATGACCACCTGCGACTAACGCCGCAACATTGCATCCTGCTTCAAGCAGTTCTTTTTCTGTTATTGCTTCGCCTTTTTTCTTCAAGGCAAAACTGTCAGAATTTACTGTGTATCCCATTTATTCTCCTTGGCCCCATACGGTGATTCGATAGCGATAAGATATGAATTCCACATCTCCAGCCATAAAAGTTCCAGATTCGGCTGAAGTAACACGCAAGGTGTTGCAGGCGCCACCAAGAGTCAAATCTGACTCAATGGCTGCCTTAATGGAATAGTCTCCAGAACCTTGCAGGTACTTATCTAAGTTATCCTGCGCCGAACGCTCTGAGTGGCGTTGAACAATGACATAAACATCAACATTGGCTTGGTCTAAACCACGGGAGTTGTTTAAGTCAAAAGTGAAATCTAATTGACCAACAACTGCTGCTGGCGGTTGTGGCAGGTCTGGAATTAAATCATAACAACGCAGACCTTTGATGGTTTGAAGATTCTTTTTAAGACCATCACGGACGGAACTGGGTTTCATTTTGCCATCCAGGAAACTTTACGGAATGGACGAAGTAGAACTTCAACATCTGGGTCTAATCGAGAACCTAGACGAACAGTTCCAATCTCTGGACTGCCAGCAATCCCGAAAGGTGATTGACGGCGCACAAAGAGTCTTGATGCTTGAATCTTGGTTGCCATTTGAACTTCATTTGGAATTGCAGACCAACCCCAAACTGCTTTGACTCTTACTGATTGTGGCAAGTTGTAAGGAAAGATGTATGCACCAATGGCAAGCAATCTAGTCCAAGGCCATCCACGGCGAGGGTTATTCACAGGCTCAACCATATAATCAGAAGTTGCCCACACGGTTGTGTATAACTGATTGAAATTATCATCTGTGGCAATTTCACTGATGTGATAGGTGTCATCAATGTTGGTTGTCCACCAATCTTGGGCAGTGTAATAACGTGTTACTGGAGCAGCAGTAGTTCCATCTTTGTAAAAGAATCTGCCTGTGTAGTCATCAACCATCCTGCTTGCAGCCATAATTGCTGCTTCCAGTGAAGTATCATCTTGGATGTCATCAATCCCCAGAGATGTTTTCAGGTCTGACAATGTGCAGTAGGCGTTTGTTAGTGCCACGCTTTTTCCTCTTCTCTGCCTTTGGTGCAATTGCCCGTTCTAAATCGGGCGTTGCGGTTGCGGTTTCTTTCCGCCAAAACTTTATTCTTTCCACGATAGGTGGTGTCTTTCATCTAGCCAATAAGATTTTTGATGTGGCAAAATGGCTCCTGTGTGAACGTGTATCGGGAAGCCTAATTGTCTTACACGGCGTGAAAACAGCAAATCTTCGCTAATCCAGTTGCCATCAATTGGACCATCCCAAAACCAACACCAATCTTTGCCTTGATTTGGGTCGGCTTCTTCACGCATTTTTTCAAGCACACTTCGGTGAATCAAGAGACATCCAGTCCCGCAAGCATCAATTTGAAATACTGAATTCGGGTCATATTTGAATAAAGGCAAAAAGCCTTCTGGTGCATCTTGAAAAATTGCTGGCACTGGCTTTGGGTATAAATGTTTGTGTGCATCAAATGCTGCAAAGACTAGCGCGGAAACAACTGGTCGCTCTTTATCGTGAGCGGTTTGAATAAGTAAATCAAATGCTTCTGTGGAAAGTTGTTCATCCACATCAATCATCAACAACCAATCAGAATCGGTGTTCTCTAAGAATGCTTTCACTATGCGATTGCGCATTTTGGAAAGTAAGCCTGAGCCTTTGATTCTGACGAATGGCCCTAATTTGTCACGGCGGTCTTGGCAAAGTTGAAACATTCGATATGCCCACGCCGCATTGACAGTGCCTGGGTCGCAGGCGCCGATTGAAACTTTGTGTCCTGTTTTCATTGAATCCCCCGATTCATTATGAAGCGTAGGAGCAGGCAAGTCGGGGGATTCCCACCTGCTCCTACACAACTATTTATTTATTCCTTCAGACTAGAAGGTTGGTGCTGTCAAGCCAGTTCCGCTGATGATTGAAGCGGCTTTTGCATATCTCTGAGCAGTGAAGGCAGAGAACCCATAAACAACTGTCTTGATGGTTAGGCTGCCTGGGGCAGTTGCATCAAAACGGAGTGAGAATGGTGAACCTGGTTGCTCCCATAGGTGCATTTCGCGAGCATCAACAAGATAAATTTCATCTTGGTTGGTTGCTGCGCCGTAAGTTGTTCCCACGTTTGCATCTGTGATGATTGGCAGACCAAGTAGTTGATAACCTGAGTTTGCGTACTGAGCAACGCCTGCGCCAGTTGATACTGCATTCTGTGGTGCGCCAGCGGCAGGAACTACCAATGGACGACCTGAAGAATCAGTTGCGGCTAACAAAAATGCTAGGCGTCTTGGGTGTAAAATCCAGTGAGTTGGTGTTGTGAACACATTGCTTTGTATAGATTGCAGTGCGTCGGCCAACTTTGGATAAAGTAGCGCAACTGTAGGAGCAGTTGAAGTGAAAGTAACTGCAGTTCCACCAGCGTTGCGGATACCTGTGAACTGACCATTGCTGCCAGAACCATTTAGGACCTGAGCATCAAGAGTTGTGTGCCAAGAACGGATTAGGTCAGCAACAACAAATGTGTCAATGCCTGTTCCTCTTTCAATCGCCTGGCGACTTAGGTCTTGCTGTCCAGCAATCGTTCTTACAGGAACACTGAGCAGTGTATCGTCAGCGTCTGTTTCGGAAACAGCAGTGTTCTGTGTCTCCTGAATTGCTGTTGATGTACCTGTGGTCATACGGCTAATTTCCAGACTCATACCAGCAGCAGGAAGAACCATCTTATTGGTTGCGAAATCTGCTGTTGGACGACCTGCGCGAGCAAGAGGTGCTGCAAGGTCAACTAGATATTGTGGAACAACAAGTCCAGCGAAGTTTGATGTATCAACATCGCGACGCTCAACTGATTCTTCCTTCATATGACGTGCTAGGCGCTCTTGTGCGCTGTAATCGCCACGAACTTGTGCATTGAATGCATCACGGACGAATGAAGTTCCGTTGTCTGGGCGGTATGTACGCTCTTCGCGTACGATTGAAGTTGAAACCTTTGGTAGTGCTTCTGCAACAACAGAACGTGCTTCTGCTGCCTTTGCATCTGCAACTGCCTGAGCAGTTAACTTCTCAATTTTTGCATCGAGCGAGCGTGATTCTTCAACGAGGGCATCAACCTTTTCGGTTTCCTCTGCTGTGAGGTCGGTGCGGTTCTCGGCGGCTACTGCCTCAAGAACTGCATCCATTTCAGCCTTCACTGCATCACGGCGCTCAATCACTTTGTCAACATATGACATTGTTTGAGTTCTCCTTGTGAGTGTTTGTAAGGTTCCGAGGTGGTGGCGATGATAATTCACGGCGCTTGCGGGTGTGAGTCTCGCTCCGACTTCGTAATCTGCTCGAATGAGCAGAAATCTATTTTGTGTTTTCTACCAATGCTTTTGCTAGGCGCAAAGAAATCTTGCGTGCTGCTTCTTCGCTTGGTTCTGGTAGTGGGTCAATCGAAGTTAGCGTTGATGCCTTGTGGCCAACAAGAGTATCTGTTGCAACATAGCCATCGCGTAGTTCGCGATATAAGCGAATCAACACGGCTGGGTCATCTTCTTCAGCATTGATTGAAAAATCTGTTTCGGGAACCTGCAATGTGCCTTCGCGCACAACGCGCACGATGCGGCCACGGGCGGTGCCACCTGATGAATCCCACGAAACGAAATCTCCAACAACATCAACGGCGCGAAGAGAATCATCTTCAATTTCTTCATCATCGTATGAGGCATCGTCGTCATCTTCATCTTGCATATCTAATAATTCAGATAGATAGTCACGAAGGGCTTTGATGGAATCTTCATCTAATTTGCGACCTTCTTTGATGGCATCCAAAGCGTGAGCAATCTTCTGTCTGGCTTCAACTGTAGTAGTTGGATAGGCAGGGTAGGTGACAACTGAGACATCGCCATCGGCAAGTGATACTTCGGTCAATGTGCGCTCGCTCTTATCTTTGTTCCAATTTTGACGGATAACACGGAAAGCAAAACTCATCTGGTCAACATCGCCGCGTTCAACAAGAGTATAAATGTCACGGGCTTCTTGGGTATCTGCAAGTTCTGCATCAAAGCGAAGGCCACGGTCATCTTCGACTAAATTCAATGTTCCATTCTTGGTGCGAGCCAAAGGCAAACCTTCGTGGTTGATAAGAAGTCTGACATCTGGCATTTCAGTTAAAGTCTTGCGAAATGCACCAGGTGCGATTCTCTCTTTGAATGGTAGTGGCACGCTGGCATCATTGAAAACTGCTGCATACCCTGACAAACGCATCACGCCATCTTCTGTTTGGCGTGCTTCGACATCCTGCACCACATATGTGCGGCGTTCTATCTTTTTCATTTTGCTCCTTGAATCGGCTTCAGCATCTAGTGCATCAATTTTGCGTTGCGCCCAATTTTGCGTTCTATCACTGAAGTTGGAATCGCCGCCCCATAAAAGCCAGGCAACTAATCCTGCTCCTGGATATTCAGCGTGCGAAGGGTCACTGTTCTTTGGTGCTTGCCCATCAACTTGATGACGGGCAAACCAAGGTGCCATTTTGCGAACCTTGTTTTCTGTAATTCTTCCTGATGCCATCTCGCGTGCTTCACGCTTTGTGCCATCAGTCAAACCATCTCCCCCAAAGCCTTCTCTTAGATACTTCAAACCGCGCTCTGCGTTAGCACGAATGAAAGAAGGTGCAGTCAAATCAACTTGTCTTGAGCCTTCTTCTGCTTGCCATTTGTTGCAGTAATAAGCACCATCAACAAAATCTTTCCAAAGTTCACACCAAGCCTTTGTTCCTTCTTCGTTTTGTTTTGCTTCATTATAGAAGAAGCAATTTCCACAAGCGCGACCTTCAGGCACATCGTCAGCAAGTGCTGGTCGGTAATTATCAGGCAAAGCCCGTTTTGCTACTTCTCCACCTGGTTCCATATCTTCTGCAATACTTATTGCAACCATCTGGTCAATTGCATCTTGCTTTGAATCGTGGCAAGCAACTGTTGTATATGAATTATCTGGTTCTTGTTTTACCGTTGCCCATCCATCACAATCACTTTGATTTTCTGAAACATAATAAGGCATTACTCAACCTCATAAACTGCTTCAGGAGATGCAGGGTCAATTGTTGAAACTGCTTGCAATTGAGTTGATGGAACACCTGTGTGTTTAATGTTTGGCATATCAAGTGCCTTTAGAACTGCCTGTGGGTCAAAACCAACTTGAACAAGTTGAGCAATGATTTCAGCGCGAAGTTTCATTCCAACTTCAGGAGCATCAGCAGCATCAATGTTCTGTAATGGCACACGATGTTGGTCGCCTGCCTCGCCTAGTGGCGATAAATCCTCAACTGCGCGAACATCATTTAGTGAAAGGAATCCTTCGCGAAGTCCTTTTGTGTAAGCGTCATAGCGTTCAATTGTTGTGCCACGAAGTAAGGCATCAAGATTAAACTTGATGAATCCATCTGGCTCTGGAAGTAATGGTGAAAGTGCTTGTTCAATTCGCTCTAAGAGTGGGCGCAATGAATGTTGCACGAATGATAAATTCTGCGCTTCAACCGATGCAAATGACATCGCACCAGCAACAGGGTGGCCCAGTAGCGAGACAGGTACGCGGAAAAGGCGGGCTATTTCCTCAACCCCGAAGCGTCTGACTTCAAGCAACTGGGCATCGGCGGCGTTTAGTGTGAGCGGCTTGAAAGACGCTCCACCAGTTAACACGCCGATTTTGCCCGCTCTATATGGGCCAGTGTGCGTGATATTCCAATCGCGAGCAAGGTCTGAAACCTGCTCTTCTGTCATATCACCTGGCGCTTCAATAACGCCACCAGGATTGGCAGCATTGCCGAAATACGAAGCAGCATAAACTTCAGCGGCCATTGCAGAACCAAGAGTTACACGGGCTGCACCAATTGGACCAAGACCTAGAAGTTGTCCAGGAAGTCTAAAGAGTGGGATGTGAACAATTTGGTTTGCATCAAGATTAAATGAGAAGTTGCCGACAGCATCACGAACACGATAACGAACAGGCTCGCCTGGTATTGGGCGCTCGACTAGAACATCGCGTGGATTCAAGCAATACAGTTCAACAACATCGCCTAATTCATCCATAACTTTAAGAATAAAGGCGTTGCCTTCTAGGTTAAGTGAAGCAATGATTTGCTCATAAAATTCAAGGCGTGTTGTCTCTGGATTTGGACTATTTACCCAAGTTGGAGTTTCGCCATAAACATTTACATATGAAATACGGTTGCGACCACGGCGAACATAAGCGCCTAGCGGCAATGATGAGATTGTATCGCCAAGCAAACGAACGCAGGCATATACGGTTGACATACGAATTGCAGTTTCAGAATTAACATCAACGCCTGCTGGCGATGCGTATGCTGGTCTGCCTGGAATCAGTGGTTCTACAAACTGATTCTGCGCTCGCTTTTCACCTGCTGCGCGAAGTCTTTTAGATAGACTCATTGCCTGCCTTTTCTGTTCTTAATTGATACCAACCGCCATCCCAAAGGGTTAGCAGTTTGCGGAAGTAATCTTCGTACTCTTTGGCGATAACATCTAGCGCATATCGGCCAACAGAATGTTCTCTAATTTTCTTTCGGTCTAGCGTTTTAACGTTTTCGGCTGCATCCATAAACTCTTGCAGCGTTCTGCAACGGTAGCCTGTCAGACCGTTTATGTTGTTCTCTGTAAATGCGCCCCAGTCGGTTGTGATAGTAGGCGTGCCACAGGCTTGGGCTTCAATAACTACATTTCCAAATGGTTCGATATAGAGAGTTGGGGCAAAAGTTGCGATTGCCCCGCCCATAAGTTCTGCCCGCTGCTCTGGCCCTACTGAGCCAACAAATTCGCCATATCCTTTTTGTTCGCCAGGTCCTGCCAAGATAAGTCTCTTGCCTAAGCGCTCGCAAACTTCTTGCGCTATATTGAAACCTTTGCGCTCAATTAGGCGACCAATAAACAGGTAATAATCACCGTCACCTTTGCCAAGTGGAAACATCTCTGGTTCTAAATAACCAGGAATCACTGTGTCAAAGAATTGACCATCAACTGTGGTCGGATTCTTCCATCCTGCATAGATGGAGTGCATCCAAGCGTAAGATTCAAAGACTCGATATTTGCTAAAGACACCGCCATAGCCAACGCCAAACTCCACAGATATGTGGTTGGGGTAAGCATCCGCAATTGGCTTATGTGCGCTCCCACCAATTAGGCAGATGAAATCTTGCGCTTGCAAATGGCTTTGCATCAGCCTAATCACATTGGCGTTAAAGATTTGCCAGTGCAGAGCGTTGGTGTCGAAACTTGCCTGTGTGTAGTGGCTGTTGCCTACTGCCTCGGCACGGCGCTCTTCTGGAATACAGGTGATGAGTTTGGTAACTGGCGCATCTACTTGCTCGCCAGCGTAGAGATAAACTTCGTGACCAAGGCTGGTCATCATCATACAAAAGCGCCTGACCTTTTCGGTGAAGGCGCATCCTGCGAATTCTTTAGTTACTTGCGTATGTGGCAATGCCACAACGTGAAATCTCATTCATCCCCCGATGTTTGATTATAGTTGAACTTCTACCCAACTAAGTGTTGCTTCATCCCAAACATAATTTTTTCCATCATTTGGATAAGGCACAGGCGCTTGCCAATAATAAGTTTCTGGGTCAAGTGTCCAGGAAGGATAAGGTTGCGGCGCAAAGAAACCAATGCCATCAAAACCATATCCAATTCCTGCATAATTTTTATGAAGTGCAGGACTTCCATCATCGCCATAATGAACGCCGCCGTGAGTATTATATGAAGTCTTAATCCAAGTGCCGCCAAGATTTTGTATTAACCAATCATAACCTTCATCAAGGTCATTATTATTGCCAGTTAACACTCTCAAAACTACATTATTTTCATCTATTTCTGCCCAATGTGCCATCAATTCACCTGCGCTTTTGTATATCGAACGATTACGATTCCAGAACCGCCAGAGCCTCCAGTATTCGAGCCGCCTCCGCCACCGCCCGTGTTCGTTGTACCGCTCACTCCAGTTCCACCATTTACTCCAGCGCCACCGCCACCATTTCCGCCAGCAAAAAGAGTTTTAGTTAAATTAGAACCACCAGAGCCGCCGCCTGCATACCAATAAGTGCCGCTCACATTTTGACCCGTTGAAGTTGCAGAGCCCCAAGATGAGTAATCGCTTGAACCATTACCGCCCGCGCCGTTCGCATTAGTATTTGCAGCCGTACCAGCTACAGAGAAACCGCCGCCGCCACCACCTGTGTTAAAAGAAGCGCTGTCTGTAAAACCTAAAGCTCCGTTGCTTCCTTGTCCTGCTGTGGCAACTCCTGCTGTATCTGTTTGGACAGCAGTTCCACCACCAGAGCCGCCATCATTGTTAGCATCAGGACGGTTAGCTGTTCCAGCTTTACCTCCACCAACGGCTTCCGTTAGCGATAAAGTTCCACCTGTAAAGCTGGAGTTAACTCCATTTGTCGCTTGCGATGTGTTATTCACACCGCCAGTTCCACCAGAGCCAATGGTCACTGTGTAAGTCGCAGCAATGCAATTCTGCGATGAATTGTAAACTAGGCCGCCTGCGCCTCCGCCGCCTCCGCCGCCTCCGCCGCCGCCCGCAATGACCAAAATGTCAGCGATAAGCGCGGAACCAGTAATGACCAGTGAGCCATTGCCAGTAAATGTGCGATAATAATATGTTTCATCTTCACTAGGAGTGCCGCCCGTAACTGTTGTCTTAGAGAAACCAAACCACGTTCCAACTTGATTATCCTTAGTTGTCAATTGTGTAAGTCGAGTCCGTTGCCCGAATCTGCTCATATTATGAAATCCTGTTTACATAACCAGTGATTGTAACTACGTTAGCAGTTCCCGCAAAGGCTTTGATAACTAATGAGTTTTGAAGCAAAAGACCAGGGGCAATTAAAACTAAACCTGTGCCTTCGGCGCCTATATTTATTTCAATATGACCATCAGGGGCAGTTGCCTCTCCCCATTCTAAAGTTAACTTTACTGCTGCACTAGATGAGTTGTGGGCATACAACCAAACTTCGTCAAGGGATGAAGTTCCTGAAACAGCAGTGTGTATTGTGGTTCCTGCCGTTGCTGTTTGAACAACTTTAATTGCCTTGCCGTCGGTGCTACCGCTAAGAAGTCGTTTTGTAAATGTTGCCATTTGGTTTCCTTATCCGAATATCTGATTGGCTAAAATGTTTTGGTCATCTTCAGGTACTAATGGTCCAGCAGGTCCAGTGCCACCCGTCGCGCCCGTCGCACCTGTCGCGCCTGTAACTCCAGTCGGTCCAGTTGCACCAGCAGGTCCTGTAGCACCTGTCGGTCCTTCAACTCCAGTCGGTCCAGTTGCACCTATTGGTCCTGTTGCTCCAGCAGGTCCTGTGGCACCTTCAGCGCCAGCAGCACCGCTAGGTCCTGTAGCACCAACTGCGCCTGTAGCACCAGCAGGTCCAGTTGCACCGATTGGTCCTGTGGCACCTGTATCGCCTTGGATTCCTTGAATGCCTTGTGGTCCAGTAGCGCCAGTTGCGCCAACATTTCCTTGCGCTCCTGTCGGCCCTGTTGGGCCTTCAATTCCTGTTGGCCCTGTTGCACCTACTGCGCCAGTTGCTCCAACTGCTCCTGCTGCGCCCGATGCTCCAGTTGCGCCTGTCGGTCCTGCTACACCTTCAGGTCCTGTCGCACCGATAGGGCCTGTGGAACCTGTAGCGCCACTAGCACCGACATCGCCTTGCACACCTTGCGGGCCTGTGGCTCCAATAGGTCCAGTCGGACCTGTTGCGCCTGTGGCACCGACAGCGCCTGTGGCACCAACTGGTCCAGTAGGACCTGTTGCGCCTG